CCCGCCTCCCGACCCCAACGCGCCTCTCATCCAGGCCGGCATGTCGCTCTACTTCCAACTCTGGGGTCAAGTTCCGCCTCAGGGTTACATCGAGAAGCTGGTGAGGCAGGGTATGAACCTGTGGGAGATAGCCTTCAACGAACGCTCCAAGCCCGCTTTCAACCGGACCAAGACGTACGAAGACCGCGCGTCTGAGATGGTACGCGGGCTGCTGTCGATCGCGGGGTACCGCTGATGCCCACCAGGACGCAAGCCAAGCCCAAGCCGGGTCCAGAACCTAAGCCCAAACCCAAGCCCGGCCCCGCGCCGCCCCCGGCAACCGAGAACACGGAGAATCTAGCTGAAGAGTTCGCCCAGATGGGGCAGGTCGCCGTCGAGTACCTGATGAACAGCGGAACCTACACGGGGGACGTTGCCCTCGCGGCCTACCAGGAGGCTTTCGGACAGCCCTACTCCACCGACACCGTGATTCACTCGGGCCTGGTGTTCGTTCCCGGATGGGGCACCATCGGCATCGCCACGGCCGAGAAGTACGGCCTGTGGACCGCCGAAGGTCTCGTCTCAGAGATTCCGCCCCCGCCTCCGGGATGGGGCACCTTCACCGGGAACGAGGGAGTTCAGCCCGGCATGGCGGGTGACACCGGAGTTGCCGCAGGCGGCGGTGATCCCGACACCATGCTGTACCAGAACTTCGTCGCCTCCCTCGGCGGCTACTTCAACCTCGGCCCCGACTCCGAAAGGGGCGGGCAGGACGCGAACTCGGCCGCGACCTACGTCGTGCAGTCTCAGGGCCGAAAGCCTCAGCCTCAGGGGGGCGACCCGATCCAGGCTGGGGCGTTCGAGGAATCGCTGTTCGGCGAGCTCGGGCTTCCCTCGGGCATCCCGGCGGAGTGGCAGGACATCATCGACCAGGCCATCCGTGAGGACTGGACGATGACCCGGTTCGAGTCGGCCATCATCGGCTCCCGGCAGTTCGATCGGATGTTCCCCAACATCAAGCGCGCGGACGGATCGCTCCGCATGAGCGCCTCAGAGTATCGGACGCTCCAGGAGGCGTACGAGGAGGTCGGATACGAGTTCGGCATCGGCATCAACCGGTTCCGCACCGGCCTGCTCATCGAGGGCGGGGTCTCCCCGGACGAGTTCGCCCGCCGCGCTCAGGCCATCCAGAACGTCCGTGGCAACCCCGAGCTGCGCGACTCCTACAACGAGCAGCTTCGCCTCGCGGGTATCTCCCCGTTGGATGAGCAGGGGTTCTTCCGCTTCGTCGCGGGCGCGGCCGGGACCGAGTATTACGACGCCTACGAGGGAGCCTTGCTGGCGACCTCGGGCCTGAACATCACCCAGGAACAGGCACGCGGCACGGCCGCGAAGATCGGCCAACCCGGCGAGCCCATTGATATCCGAGCGCTCGTGGCCGACGTACGCCAGCTTCTGCCCGATGCCGGGCCTGAACTGATGCAGGCGGGCATCAACGACGCCGACCTCGTCTCGCTCGCAGCCGGGGTCGACCCGCGGGGTATCGCGCCCACGTTGCAGACCATCGTGGCGAACCGTCGCGCTCAGGGCTCCTACGTCGCTGGCTCACAGGCGCGCAGGGGTTCGGGTGGGGGTCTCGCCATCCTCCCGCAGGAGGAATCCGCGGCGTACGGATAGGCCCTTGACGCGTCCCTGACATTTGCCTTGGCACGACAACCGTGCCTTGGGGCCGACCCCCGGAGGGTAGATGGCTGACGAATACGACGACGCTGAGGACCAGGGGTCCGAAGGCGAGGAACCAGACCCAGTCGAGGAGCCGGTGGAAGGCGACACTGTTCCGCGGGCGCAATACGACAAGGTCGTAAGGGAAGCACGGTCGACCCGCACGAAGCTCCGCAGGACGGAGTTCGCGGCGGAGTTTGGAGCCGATGTCGTTGAGCTGGTCCCGGACAGTCTCCCGTTGAAGGAACAGCGGGAGTTGGCCGAGAAGCTCAAAGCGAAGTTCGGTTCAACCGTGGAGACCCAGAACGAGCAGGGCCCCGAGCTGACCGCGGAGCCGGCTGTTGAGCAGCCGACCGAGCAGGAACGCCGGGCCGCAGCCCTTGTTCAGTCTGGGAGCGGACAGCCCGCTACGACTGCCATCACCGATGTGCAGCAGGCCGCCGAACTGGCTTTCGGCGACCCAGCCGCTTACGAGCGGATGAAACGGGCGGGGCTGATCCAACTGGCGAAGTTGCCAGGAGCCGAAAGGTGAGCACCCTCTATGGCAGCTACAGGCAAGGCAGCCCTAGACGACTCCGTATTCGCGGAGCTCGTCGAGGCCGAGATGGTCCGGGAGCTGCGGCCCGCCATGACCAGCAGGGAGTTCCTGCGCTTCGCGCGTAAGGGGCCCTCTACGGTCGCGTCGTTCCCCCTGTGGGGCGACCCTGGTGCGGCTGCTGCGCCCGCAGACGACATCACCGAGATCAGCTCGACCGCACTGACCGACACCGAGCAGTCCGCAACGGCTGCCGAGGTCGGATTCCGTGTGGACGTGTCCGACCTCATCCGAGAGACACACCCGTCCGACCTGTACGGCGAAGTCGCCGGCATGGTTGCGCGTTCGGTCGCCGAGAAGTGGGAGACCGACCTTGCGGCCCTGATGGACGACTTCGGCGGCGTCACTACGGCAGCCTCAACCCTGACCCCGGTGGACCTTCTGGCCGCGGTGTCGGCGCTGGAGCAGCGGGACATCCCCGGCCCCTACGTCGGCTACCTCGACCCGAAGCAGACCGGCGAACTCCGTCAGGACATCTCCACCACGACTTCGTCCTACGCCATCGGCAAGGACGGGGACCTGGTGCGGCCGTTCGGCGACTCCGGCTTCTTCGGGACCTACATGGGCCTGCCCATCTGGCAGACCTCGCTCGTGGTCACGACTTCCGGGCTCGTCGGTGGTGCTGTGTTCGCCTCGAAGGCGGCGCTCGGTTGCTACGAGATTTGGGGTCCGCGTGTGGAGACGCAGCGTGATGCGTCTTTCCGCGCCCTGGAGTTCGTGGGGACCCAGTGCTACGGCTTCAAGGAGATCAGCGACACCCGTGGACAGACGGTGAAGAGCAACGCCTAGATGGAGTAGGAGGGGGGGCCACAATCCCCCCTCCGCTCCCCTAAACCTCCGAGGGGAAACGGAACATGGGTCAGATCAAGGACAAGGGCAAGCTTGTCGAGTACGACGACAAGTCCATCGAGTTCCGCAACGGTGCGCGCAGCTCGCTCAACATCGCCAACGAGTTCTTCACGCACTTCAGCGATGGCAGCACGATCCCTGCTGGGCTGGTGCTGACCGCTGAAGGCACGGCGGTTGCTGCGGCAACGTACGGCACCGGGTTGGGTGGTTGGGCCGTCATCACATCGGACGACGTGCTGGCCAAGTCCCACTCGCTGAACGGGACCGGCCTGAACTGGCAGTGCAACCGTCAGAGCGCAGACCAGCCGCTCGTGTACGAGACCAAGGTCAAGGTGGGCACGCTGGCGACGAGGGAGTTCTGGTTCGGCATGAGCGATGCTCTGGCCGACACAGACCCCATCGCGCTTTCGACCACCTCGACGTTCACCACGTCGGTTCCGACCGACGCCCTGGTGATCGGCTACTCCGACACCCCGACATCCGGTGCAGCCTTCCTGACCGGCGGGAACTCGCACGTAGCCATCTCCATCATCGCCGACACGAACGCCGTCGCGGGAGCGGGAACCTCCGCGTTCGCCACGGACACGTTCTACACGTACCGCATCGAGGCGGACGCTGCCGGGAACGCGGCGTGGTTCGTGGACCGCAAGTTCCTCATCAGCAAGGGAGCGGCTATCACCGCGACCGTGCCGCTCACCCACATCGCCTACGGCATCCCGCGCGCTACGGCGGGCTCCAGCGAAGCGGTGTTCACGATGGACTACGTGTACATGGGGGGTAAGTGAAAGAACTGGCCTCGGCCAATCTGGATAAGGAACGGCGCGAGGAGATACGACAGCCGCTCATGCCGAAGAAGGAGTGGCCCAGGAGCTCGTGGGGCTCCCTGATCGGGACGCTGTACTCGGTCAGGGGGCTCTGCGAGCAGCGCAAGTGCTTCAGGAAGCAAGGTCATATCGGGGACCACTACCCACCCGAAAGGGGTCAGAAGTGACCGAAGACACCGAACCGAAGCAGACCACGCCCTGCCCGCATTGCGGCGAGTCGTTCGTCAACCTCGGGGCGCACCTGTTCCAGAAGCACTCCACGAAGGAACCGACGGAGGTGCCTGTCGAGGAGCCGGTCGAGGACGCGGCGCTCGTGGCCGAGGTGGTCAAGCCCAAGCTCAAGACCATCCCCGGATTCTCGCAGGGGGTGCGGGTGAACTCCGCGATGCGGATGATGAAGCTCGCCGCGCCCATCTGCCCGAACTCCAAGATCACGATGCTCCGCCAGCCGGACGGGTCGTACCGGCCCAAGGACCGGGGACCACAGGACCAGAACTGCCAGCTCGAAGGTCCGCAGTGGTGGATCGCGTGCGAGGCGCGGGACCACAACCCCTACTACCGCACGGTCGTGTGGTACGTCGAGGAGGACAAGTACGAGACCGACGCAAACGGCAACGACGTGATGACGGGCACCAAGCGCATCCGTCACTCGACCACGTTCCCCAACATCGTGCAGGTGCCGATCGCACGCCGGATGCACAACGGGCGCGGGGTTATCGACTCGATGCGGAAGAAGGGGCGCAAACGCCTCGGGGACCTCGGGTACGCGGA